GGAAGTACTCCAACAGCAAATGGAACAGCAAACACTGGTGGTGGCGGTGGAGGCGGTGGTGAAAGTCCAACAGGCTCTAATAATTTAGGTGGTACCGGAGGATCAGGAGTAGTAATAATAAGATATAAATTTCAATAATTATGAGTACAATTAAAGTAAATAAAATAGAAAAAGAAAGTGGATCTACACTTACATTAGGTGGACCAGGCACAGCAGTAACTTTAGCTTGCGGTGCTACACAAACAGGTTTTGGTAGAGCAGGTTCAGTAAATTGGTGTTCTACTGTTTATACTAACAGTCCAGGAACTGTCACTGCTACAAGTGGTAAAGGATTTTTTTTAAATACAACTTCAGGAACTATAACTATAAATTTACCTTCATCTCCTAGTTTTGGAGATATTGTTGCAATAAAAGATTATGCTGCTACTTTCTCTTCGAACAATGTAACTGTTGGAAGAGGTGGTTCTAAAATAGGTGGAGAATCTTTAGATGCTGTTTTAAGTACAAATGGAGATACAATAACTTTAGTTTACGTAGATGCTACACAAGGTTGGTTAAACGTAAATACAGATGATACTATTCAAGGAGCAACATTTGTTGCAGCAACAGGTGGAACAGTTGCTACAAGTGGAAATTTTAAAATACACACATTTACAGCTTCAGGATGTTTTCAAGTAACAGCTGCAGGAAATGCTGCAGGAAATAATAAAATAGAATATATGGTCGTTGCTGGTGGAGGCGGTGGCGGTGGACCTGCTGGTGGTGGAGGAGGTGGTGCTGGTGGTTATAGAGAATCAAGTGGTACCACTGCTGGATGTTATTCAGTAAGTCCATTAGGGGCTTGTGTATCAGCTTTAGCGGCTTCCGTTGCAACTTTTCCAATAACAGTAGGTGCAGGTGGAACAGCTGGAACAGGTCCACCAGCAGGTGGTCAAGGTGGAACTTCAACTTTTTCAACAATTTCATCTGCTGGTGGAGGCGGTGGAGCAGGTTTTGGTCCAGTAGCAACCACAGGCGGATCAGGTGGCGGCGGAGGTGGTAGACCTCCTTGTTCATCCGCAACAGGAGCTGCAGGAAACACTCCTCCAGTTAGTCCACCTCAAGGTAATCCTGGAGGAAATTCAAATCCAAGCACATCTAACCCTGACAGAGGCGGTGGTGGCGGTGGAGCTACTGTTACAGGAACTACACCAGATGGTAACCCTGCGGGAGCAGGTGGTGATGGTGCGACTTCTTCTATAAATGGAACTCCAACTGCAAGAGCAGGAGGAGGAGGCGGTGGTAAAGATGAAGATAGTCCAAATGGAGGTGCATCAGGTGAAGGTGGATCAGGTGGTGGTGGAAGAGGAGCGAGTTCTGATTCATCAAACGCAAGAGCTGGAGCTGCTGGTACAGTAAATACTGGCGGTGGTGGAGGCGGCGGTGGAGCAGGTGGTCCTGCACCAAATCCTAGCGGATATGCAGGAGGATCAGGAATAGTTATATTAAGATATAAATTTCAGTAGTTGAATGATAATTAAAAATAATATATAAGGAGAACATTATGGCACATTATGCAAAACTAGGAGCAAACAATAAAGTTATCGGCGTTGAAGTCGTAGCCGATGCTGATTGTCAAAATGCTGATGGTATTGAAGATGAAGAAGTAGGAAGACAGTTTTTGGAAAGAATCCATAGCTGGCCTTTATGGAAAAAAACATCTTATAATACATATGGTGGACAACACACTGCAGGTGGAACACCTTTAAGAGGTAACTACGCAGGTATAGGTATGACTTACGATGAAGATAACGATATTTTTATTAGTAAAAAACCTTATGCAAGTTGGACTCTAAATGTGGCAGAAGCAAGATGGCAATCACCAATAGGTGATGCTCCAGCGTTATCTGATGAGGAAAAAGACACTCATGTATATGAGTGGAATGAATCTACAGGTGCTTGGGATAAAGTCGCTAGATAATCTACTTGACATTATTATTGAGTTTTATTACATATCTTAAGAGGTATGCACAAGAAAGTATTAACAGAAGTAGACTTATATACAGGTGAAATTTCTATGCCAAAAGGCTTTGAAATTAATCGTGATAAAATTAAAAATGATATTTTAAAATCATCTATTGCTGAAGATAGAATAAATGATGATCCTAAAGCTTATTCTTA